AATCCCGACAAATACAAATCAGCACCCACGCAAGCGAACGTGCAGGTAAATGTTAACCAGTTGCACCTCGACGCTCTGCGACAGCTAAACCTCGGCCATCAGGAACAGACCCCGGTGATCGACATCACCCCCACGCCCATCAAGCAAGTGTCCTCATCAAATCTCGATGCGGACGACTTGCCCGATCCCTTTGGCGACGAATGATACCTCTATTTGGCGTTACTAGTATATTCCTCAGGCGGACGCTTAGACATCAAATCCGGACGCTTAGAGGCCAGATTCCGGCCAGATAAACTTGTTTGTTTTCAATGGGCGGACGCTTGTGCCATGTTTTTTTAGCATCCCCCATATAGCTTTGGGTATATAGTATCTTTACAACGTATAACAAAGTAACTACATACCCAGTGCTATAGAGATGATACGGATTTTCTACCTCTAAGCGTCCGCCCCGCAGAAATCTGCGGTTTTATGTGGCCCGAAACGCCGACCTAAGCGTCCGCGCCGAGAATAAGCGTCCGGAAGGAAGTTTTTATGGGTATACCGACAGAATGCTTGCCGTCCCGCGAAACATTGTCTCGCTACTTCGATTACGACAAGGACACTGGTTTGTTTCGGTGGAAGGTTACAATCGGCCGTGTCAAGCCTGGCGACATTGCGGGGACCAAAACCCCCCAAGGTCACTTGGTGATTAGGCTTGCTGGCTCGACCTACATGGCCCATCGCCTTGCATGGCTATTCGCCACGGGACATTGGCCGCACCGAACTGTGCGGCACCGCAACGGTGATCCGACCGACAATCGCTATGCCAACCTCGTCATGCTCGAACCTTTGCGCGACCGTGATCCCATCACTCGTAAGCCCGTGGTGCCGAAACGAAACCAGAAGCTGTCTCATGGCGTGTTCGAGGTTTACTTCCCCTCGATTGATCGGACACTTTATCAGGCCAACGCCATGATGCGCGGCGAAACCGTATTCCTTGGACGGTTTGAAACTAAAGACGAGGCAGACGCCGCGTTCACAAACGCAACCGGACAAGCCGTAGTCCCGACTAACGTATAAAGATTAAGGGGGCCAAGCGGCCCCCTTTCTCTATTCAGTCACCGCCGACCTCGGTTATCAATCGGTCGAGATACCACCTGGCCTTTCTCAAGTCCTGACCAGGCCTCCCCTTATGCCGGTATCGCCAGAGATACTTCATGCAGTTCGCTTTTAGGTGGCCCTCGAACTCTTCGCGGCTCATTGAAGCCTTAATCGCCTCGATGGTCTCGATGCCCCCTTGGTTATAATGGGCCGGTCTATCTACTGGGCTATTCTCCGCGCAAGTTTCATAGCAAACCATCGCGGTATCTTTATCCTCGTATCCGGTGTGGCAAACCGCGCATACATATGGAGCATACTTAGCCATACTCAATCGTCCTCATCGCTGTCGAAACTAATCTGAATACCAAAGAAGTCCGCAGCCGCGTCTTCGCTCATGGCATCGATCACCATCCGGTCTTCATCGCCAATCAGAAGTTCGAGACCTCGAAACACCCGCTTCGTCCGGGTAGCCTTATCCCTTGTTATGTCAAAGCCCTTGACTTTCATCTCCGCCGAGAACTTGCGTTGGCTCCAATCCTTGCCCTTCGACTCGTTCTCTTCCCGGCACCATTCGCGGAAGTCTTCGAAGGCTTCGGTCGTGGACATCTCAAGCTCAGAGCCAGCCACGCATCGTTCCTCGATCCACCTACCGAGCGCATCCTCGCCGCTCAGATAGTCTTCGGTAGCACGAAGCACGGCCGGGGGCGGGTTCAATCCCTCGGCCAACCACATCTTTGCGCCCTCGACCACCCACGCAAGGATCGCCGGGTATTCTTCCTTCAGCTTGTCCGGCAAGTCCACATCCTTCTTCGCCGGTTTTGTCTCGAACGGGATCAAGTGCATCCGGCGCCGCATGGCGTCATCCACATTAGTAATCTCTGGCTTCGTGTTGCCTGCGATAACGAGCGTGAACTGCGGTGTGAACTCAAACTGATCCTGGCGCATGAAGCGGGCGCTGATCTTGTCCCCGCCGGTCAGGCTCTTCACCTTCGCCTCGTCCCACTTGCGAGACGGGTCGATCTCCTGCGCGTGAACCAGCCGAGCGCCCATAAGGGCCGCAAGTTCCGTTTGGTGGCGCTGCTGGTTCGACGCCAGGAAAACGTCCGCACTAGCCACCGTGGCATAATCGCCAAGGATGGCGCCTAACGCGCCAAGGAACGTCCCTTTGCCATTGCCCCCGGAGCCATGTGCAAACGCGAGGACATGTTCCTTTGTGCTACCAGTCGCGCTGTAACCAGCCAGCCTTTGCAGATACGCCTTAAGTTCCATGTCGCCGTTGCAGGCTTCATTAAGAAATGCGTTCCACTGCGGACAGCCACGCTCGAAGTCCACCTCAACAGCAGTCACCTTCGTGCAGAGCTTCGACCTGTCGTGCGGCATGAGCGTCCCCGTCCGCAGATCGACAATGCCGTTGCGGCAGTTGAGCAGGTAGATGTCGGCGTCGAGTTGCTCAGTGGATACTTGCAGCGCCGCATCTGTCCGCGCCAGCTTGGCTACGTTGACGATCACCGGGTAAGACGCACAGCGCGCCGCGATCCGTTCACTCTTCTGCGCCGAGTCGATCTTCTCGCGAGCCTCAGCCGAAGCAGCCGAGCAAACCTTGCGCGCATAAGCAACGTGCCTCTCGCTCCGATCAATAGCCCACTTGGCTCCGTCCCAAGCGATCCATCCCATGCCGCCAGCAACGTATCGAATATCCGAAACGTGCAACCTAGCTAGGCGCGTGGCCAATGCGCTGTCAGAGTATTCAATGGGCGTTTCGCCAACTGACGCCAGCACATCCGTATAAGCTACGTCATCATACTCAACCGTCTCGAACTCGTTAACGTCTGGCTTGAACCCAAAGCGCCGAGCCTGATCCTGAATCCACTCCCAGCCTAGCTCATACGGCGGGTGCATCCGGCCGAAGTCGGACTCGATCATCTCGACCGTGTTGACCCCGTCTTCCCACGACAGCGCCCACTCAGTGAACAGCGCCAAGGCTTCGCTCTCGTTGTCCGGACCAGCCGCAGCCTTGATCGCATAGCCCATCCGAATGTAGTCATCCCGGTCAGGGAAATGCTCAGACGTGTTAGGGATCGTTTTAAGCGCCTCTGAGAGCGCCGTCAGGCTTTCCGCTACCAGACTAGCCTGATCGACCTTTTGGCGCTCAGCAGCCTTCTCCGGCGATTTATCGGCATATATAATCTCGCACCCCGTCATCTCCAGCGTCTCGACCAGATCGGCGAAGAACTTTTCGATAGCTTGACGGGTGATCTTCTTCAGGCAAGCCGGCCCGCGGATCGTAATGTCTTGGTCCAGCGAGTAGGGTTCGCGGGTAACGGGATGGATGCCGCCGACGACATACTGCTGGCCGTCACCCAGCAATTCGACTAGCTGTTCGACCCCTTTGCCATCGCGGAAACGCAGCCTCATTCTTCCGATGGGTTCGTCGGTGCGATACATGAAGAGCTGCTTCGGCCACCGACCTACGCGGACTGGCGCCTTGCCCAGCGACTTCTTCGCCATGTCACCGATGATGCGCGACAGACTCTCGTTCACCACGTCAATATCAAGAGCCGGGTAGCGGCCAGCCTTCAGCCCGATGTTCGCGTTGCTGCGTTCCCACCGCTCGATCTCACCCTGCGTTGGGATGTGGTCCTGCCAGTTATAGCCACCCCATGTGCCAGTCGCATTCTGCCGACCAGGTGCTTTACCCGCTTGGTCTGCTGTGATTTTTGATAGCTCAGAGAGTGGCGCTGCGGGCGGGATGACACTGACAAGCTCAGTGAAACCGGCCGCGTAGAGCCTCTTGAAAGTCAGCATTTGTGGTGTCTCCATTCGAAGGTGACGCTAAGGCTGGCACAGATCGGCCCCACTTAGCAAGCCAGAAAATTATTTTTGTGGGTGTTGACAGGCTGGGGATAGCTATGCTTGGTTAGCGGGAGAGCGAAAGGTTACTTATGATTTGCAGCATTGACTTTGAAACCCGCAGCGCCGTGGACCTGCGAAAGACTGGTGTTTATGTATACGCCACTGACGCATCAACCGATGTGTGGTGCATGGCCTATTCGTGGGATGGCGAAGACGTTCGCGTCTGGCAACCCGGCGACCCCATTGACACGAAGCTAGAAGACTGGATCGTCGAAGGCGGTAAGCTCCAAGCGTGGAATAGCGCTTTTGAAAGAGTGATCTGGAACA